TAGTTAAAAGGAGACGGTTATGTTCAAGTGCTTTGTAAAGGCGATTAAGAAGACGGTTAAGACGGTTAAGACCATCGTTCGCGTCGTCTCCAAGGCGCTTGAACGTACCGTCGACTCTATAATCGAAAACGAGGTTGAAATGGCCAAAGCCAAGACGGAGGCAGCGAAGACCGCGTTCGATGTCACCGAGGCTTTCGTAGCCAACAACCGACTCGTTGCTTTTGTCGGTTTCACGGCTCTCGGTCTTGGTCTTGGCACTTTCTTCGCTGCCATGTACGTTTGTCATGCTCCGTGCTGCAATAAAATGGAGGTGATTTAATGGATAGCATTCTAACGTCAATCAAGAAGCTGCTCGGTATCACCGAAGAGTATACGCACTTCAATCCCGACATTATTACGCACATCAATTCTGCCTTTTTCACGTTGACGCAACTCGGCGTCGGTCCTTCCGAAGGATTTTCCATAAAGGACTCTTCTGAAACGTGGGATGATTTCCTCTCGAACGCAAACAGCAAGAATCTCGAAGCTGTTAAGTCCTACGTCTATCTCAAGGTTAAGCTTCTATTCGATCCTCCGCTTACATCTTCCGTAACCGAGGCCATCAAGAGCCAGATTAGTGAGTACGAGTGGCGGCTCAACGTAGAGGCTGATAACTCGAAGACTTAATAGAGAGGAGGAATTCAAAATGGATAACGAACTCTATCATTACGGCGTACTCGGAATGAAGTGGGGTGTAAGGCGTTCTCGTAGCAAGAGCTCTTATATTTCAAAGAAGAAGCGTAAGAAGGCTGCCTCTACGAAGAACATGAGCGCCGATGCGAAAGAAGCCGCTCGTCTCAAGAAGAAGGGCGTCAGCCAGATGTCAAATGCGGAACTTCGTAAGTATAACGAACGAAAGCAGCTCGAGCAGCAGTACGCAAAGCTTAATCCGAGTAACATTAAGCGCGGAATAGCAATAGCCGGTACTGTCGCGGGAACGCTTGGAACCGTCGCCTCTCTCTATAATAACGGTAATCAAGTTATAAACGCCGGAAAGAAGATTTTTGACGAAATCGTCAAGGCATCTAAACAGACCAAGAAGTAGGCGAACCTAATGGCATTGTCGAACACGGCCACCCCAATATATTACGGCCAATTTCGAGATGCCGTAATGCGAGGAGAAATTCCAGTAAACCGAGAGATCTCGATGGAGATGAATCGCATCGATGACCTCATTGCAAACCCCGGGATCTATTACGACGACCTCGCTGTAGAGGGTTGGATCAACTATTGCGAAAACGAGCTAACTTTAACCGATGGATCCGACCTTAAGATGCTTGATAGCTTTAAGCTATGGGGAGAGCAGATCTTTGGCTGGTACTACTTCGTTGAGCGAAGTGTTTATCAACCTTCTCCTAACGGGCACGGTGGCCACTATGTCACAAAGCGTGTAAAGAAGCGACTTATTAACAAGCAATACCTCATAGTAGCACGAGGCGCAGCAAAGTCAATGTATGGCTCGTTCATTCAAAGTTACTTCCTCAATGTCGACACCTCGACGACACATCAGATCACTACTGCTCCGACGATGCGTCAAGCAGAAGAGATAATGTCGCCTATTCGAACTGCCATCACAAGGTCTAGAGGACCGCTGTTCAAGTTCCTTACCGAAGGATCCCTGCAAAACACGACAGGCTCGAAGGCAAACCGAGTTAAGCTTGCTTCCACAAAGAAAGGAATCGAGAATTTCCTTACTGGTTCGCTTCTCGAGATCCGTCCTATGAGCATCGACAAACTTCAGGGTCTTCGAAGTAAGATCAACACGGTGGACGAGTGGCTTTCTGGAGACATCCGAGAAGACGTAATCGGTGCTATCGAGCAGGGCGCGTCTAAGAACGACGATTATCTCATCGTAGCAATGAGCTCCGAGGGAACCGTTCGAAACGGAAGCGGCGACACAATCAAAATGGAGTTGATGGACATCCTCAAAGGAGAGTACATTAACCCTCATGTGTCTATTTGGTATTACAAGCTCGATTCCGTAGACGAAGTTGCTAATCCAGAGATGTGGCTTAAGGCGAATCCGAATCTCGGAAAGACGGTTACATATGAGACCTATCAGCTTGACGTAGAACGAGCAGAGAAGGCTCCTGCGACCAGGAATGATATTTTGGCTAAGCGTTTTGGCATTCCTATGGAAGGCTATACGTATTACTTTGCGTACGAAGAGACTCTTCCTCATAGACGGCGCGATTTCTGGAAGATGCCTTGCGCGCTTGGTGCGGATCTTTCTCAGGGCGACGACTTCTGTTCTTTTACATTTCTGTTTCCGCTGCAAGATGGAAAGTTCGGAGTTAAGACTCGGAACTATATTTCTGAGATGACACTTATGAAACTTCCTGCCGCCATGAGGACTAAGTATGACCACTTTATGAAAGAGGGAACGCTCGCCGTTCTTGACGGAGCCGTTCTCGACATGATGGAGGTTTATGAGGATCTCGACAACCTTATAGTCGAAAGGGAATACGACGTTCGATGCTTCGGATACGACCCGTACAACGCGAAAGAATTCGTCGAAAGATGGGAAACCGAAAACGGTCCGTTCGGAATCGAAAAGGTTATACAGGGTATGAAGACCGAGTCCGTTCCTTTGGGCGAGTTGAAGAAACTCTCCGAAGAGCGGCTTCTTTTGTTTGACGAGGAGCTTATGAGCTTCGCTATGGGTAACTGTATCACCCTCGAAGATACAAATGGAAACAGGAAACTTCTTAAGAAGCGATATGAGGCAAAAATCGATGCTGTTGCGGCTATGATGGATGCTTTCGTTGCTTATAAACTCAACAAAGATGCGTTTGAATAGGAGGTGTGTATATGTGGACTTATAATTACACCGCTTACCCTGATGAGCTGTATCACTACGGCGTTCTTGGCATGAAGTGGGGTGTTCGTAAGAGGCGGACGACTTCTAGTGTTCATATGAATGGCGCTAAGAAAACTAAAAAGCAGCGTCCGAATGGTCGAGGAGTCGAGCCATCTCGTAGAGCCAAAATTAAGAAGGCTGTTAAGATTGGAGCGGCAGCTGCCGGAACGGCATTGGCCGTTTATGGAGCGTATAAGGCTTCGAAGTATATTAATACTACTAACGCTAAGTATCATACGGAAAATGCCGAAAGGATAGTTAAAGATTTCGACGCAAAGTATTCGAGGGATGTGGAAAGCATGTCCTCAAAGATTGCAAAGCAACGATCTCGCGTCGCAACCGGCTATAGATTGCATATGAAGCCTAGAAACGCGATGAGCGAATATAATCGATACACCCAAGAGCTGGCCGATTATAAGAGGAGCGCTAAGCGTGCGAAGTTCAAGGCTACGCGACAAGAGCTAAATAAAATTAAGACCGATAGAATGGCCGATAAGATTCGAAATACGTACGAATACACCAAGAAAAAGCGCAAGTAATTTAAAGTAGGAGGTGCATTTATGTGGACTTATAATTACACCGCTTACCCTGATGAGCTGTATCACTACGGCGTTCTTGGTATGAAGTGGGGTGTACATCGCGCTAAGGTAAATGCGAGTAAAGCTCAAAAGTACAGACGGCTTGCAGATAGTGCTAAGGCGGCCAAGTACGAAGCAAAGTCAAAGGCTATAATTTCTAAGCATAAGAGACTTGCCGGAAAGAAGGCTTTTAACCGAATTAATTCTCAGTCTACAGGCAAGCTCGTTGCTAAGTCGATGCTTATGGGAACATACGGAACTTTGAAGTATGAGCAGGCACGTGCAATGGGCGTTGATAAGGGCCGGGCGGCAGTTACGGGCGTTATGCACACGCTTGGAAACTACTTTACCAGTGGAATACTTCAAGTAGTTGAGCCTCGAGCGACCGCGATGATTAAGACCGATAGAATGGCCGATAAGATTCGAAATACGTACGAATACGCCAAGAAAAAGCGCAAGTGATTTAAAGTAGGAGGTGTGTATATGTGGACTTATAATCACACCGCTTACCCTGATGAGCTGTATCACTACGGCGTTCTTGGCATGAAGTGGGGTGTACGCAAGAGGCAAGAAAGTTCTGGGCCTCGAACTAATTGGGGGAGGAACCGGGCCTATGCTAAGGAGCAGGACGCTCTGAATAAGCAGATGTGGAAGGATACTAAGCAGAGGGTTCGATCCGGAAAGCTTAACAAGAAGAGCGCAAAGTACCATCGCGAAAAGATGCGGTACAAGAATTATAAGAGGACACAAGGAATTTATAAGAACTTCTACGGAATGAGCAAGGCCGCACGAGGGAAGCAGATGCAGAAGCTTGGAATGTCTGCTAAGCACCCAGGAAGTAGTAAGTCCGTAAAAGAGACGATCAGAGCGGACCAAGCCGCATGGGGAAAGCAGGTTGCAAAAGGATTTGTAAAAGAATTTGCAGCTCGACGGGTTGGTCAAATCGCATCCAAGGCGCTCGTTTCTGCTGGCACTGCCTACGTTGCATATCGAATGCAGCAAATGATGCGCGACAACAACGGTGTTCCTCGTCTTGAGAACAATCCGACTATTAACCTCAAGCCGTGGCAGTACAAGGTTAGCAAAAAGTAAAGCACCAGTGTCCGTTCCAAATTTTTAAGGAGGTGATGCTTCAAAATGGAGTACGGTTTTGGTTCTAGACTTAAGCACGCGTGGAACGCTTTCCTGAATAAAGATCCTACCACTTCGTCTCCGGGTTCAGGTTCGTATTATAGACCCGATCGTCCTCGTTTTACTCGTGGTAATGAGAAGACGATCGTTACGGCGGTCTATAATCGAATCGCGATCGACGTAGCGGCCGTGAGTATACGACACGTTCGACTCGACGAAAACGGTCGTTATACCGAAGACATCGCATCCGGTCTTAACGAATGTCTTACCCTTAATGCCAACCTCGATCAAACAGGCCGAGCGTTGATTCAAGACGCGGTGATGTCGATGATCGACGAAGGCTGTGTTGCCATCGTACCTGTGGATACTACAATCAATCCGACCGTCTCTGGCTCGTTCGATATTTCGAGTCTTCGAACCGGAAAGATTGTAGATTGGTATCCTCAGCACGTAAAGGTACGTATCTACAACGAGAAGACCGGCAACAAGGAAGAGGTGGTACTTCCTAAGAGGTCCGTCGCTATTATCGAGAATCCGCTTTACGCTGTGATGAATGAGCAGAACTCGACTTTGCAGCGACTCGTTAGGAAGCTAAACCTTTTGGACTTCGTCGACGATCGTAATAGCTCTGGAAAGTTGGATCTTATTATCCAACTTCCTTACGTCATAAAGACCGACGCAAGGCGAAAGCAGGCTGAGGATCGTCGCAAGGATATAGAGAATCAGCTAGCAGGTTCAAAGTATGGTATCGCCTATACCGATGGTACAGAGCGGATCACTCAGCTGAATCGACCTGTCGAGAACAACCTGATGTCTCAGATCGAATACCTGACGAGCACACTATACAGTCAGTTAGGTATCACTCAGAGCGTCATGGATGGTTCTGCCGACGAGAAGACGATGCTGAACTACAACAACCGAACCATCGAGCCGATTCTTTCAGCAATCGCCGACGAGATGAAGCGAAAATTTCTCACGAAGACTGCTAGAACGCAAGGTCAATCTATCATGTTCTTCCGTGATCCCTTCAAGCTCGTCCCGGTCAACGACATTGCTGAGATCGCCGACAAGTTTACTCGCAACGAGGTTCTCACATCCAACGAAGTTAGGCAAATCGTCGGCATGAAGCCGTCCGAAGATCCTAAGGCTGATGAGCTCAACAACAGCAACCTTCGACAGCCAGAGTACGAAGAACCGGATGATTGGGACTACGTCAACGAAGAGGAGGAATATCAAAATGGAGTATGATTTCAGTGGGTGGGCAACCCGCAATGATCTTAAGTGCTCCGACGGTCGCGTGATTCGTCGCGATGCGTTTAAGATCAACGATGGTAAGACGGTTCCTCTTGTTTGGAACCACCAGCACAACGAGGCCATGAATGTTCTCGGTCACGCTCTGCTTGAGAATCGCGACGAGGGCGTTTACGCCTATTGCAAGTTTAATGATACCGAATCTGGCAAGAACGCAAAGCTTCTTGTCGAGCATGGCGATATTTCGGCGCTTTCCATTTATGCCAATCGCCTTCAGCAGAAGGGTCCGGACGTGCTTCACGGAGAGATTCGTGAGGTAAGTCTTGTTCTTGCCGGCGCTAATCCAGGCGCCTTTATCGACTCCGTTATCAAGCATGGCGAGGAGTCTGATGATGAGGCTATTATTTATACCGGCGAGAATCTGACTCTGTATCACGCTTGTGGAGGAGGTTCCTCTTCTAGCGAGGATCCTAAGAAAAAGAAGAAAGAGGGTGCCGCATTGGAGCACGAGAAGACTGTACAGGATGTTTTTGACGAGCTTACTGACGAGCAGAAGAATGTAGTTTACGCCATTATTGGAGCCGCTCTTGAGGACAATGGCGACGATATGGACGACACTAACGACATGGAGGATACCAACATGAAGCACAACGTTTTCGACCAGGAGGAGATTGAGATGGACGGAGTCATTTCCCACTCTGACATGGAGGCCATTATCTCCGACGCCAAGCGCTATGGCTCCATGAAGGAGTCCGCGCTTCAGCACGGCATCGAGGATGTCGAGTATCTGTTCCCCGAGGACAGGACCCTCGACACCCCTCCCACGTTTATTCAGCGCGACATGGGCTGGGTAACCAAGGTTATGGGTTCCGTCCACCACACGCCTTTCTCTCGCATTAAGTCGATGTTCGCGGACATCACTGAGGACGACGCTCGTGCGAAGGGCTACATCAAGGGCAAGCTGAAGAAGGAGGAGGTGTTCTCGCTCCTTAAGCGTAGCACCACTCCGACCACTGTCTACAAGAAGCAGAAGATGGACCGCGATGATGTTGTTGACATCACCGATTTCGATGTTATCGCTTGGCTCAAGGGTGAGATGCGCATGATGCTCGACGAGGAAATCGCTCGCGCTATTCTCGTTGGTGACGGCCGTCTCGCTTCCTCCGACGACAAGATTAACGAGCAGAACATTCGCCCGATCTGGAAGGACGAGGACCTCTTTACCATCAAGGCGACTGTTACTGCCGGCTCCGATTCCGAGGAGACCGCTAAGAACTTCATCATTTCTGCAATCAAGTCCCGCAAGGACTACAAGGGTTCTGGTGATCCTACGCTCTTCACCACCGAGGACATGCTTACCGACATGCTCCTGATCACCGACACCACTGGCCGCGACCTCTACGATTCCGTCGATAAGCTTAAGACCAAGCTTCGTGTCCGCGAGATCGTCACCGTTCCCGTCATGGAGAACCTCACTGGTACTACTGGTAAGCTCGCTGGCATCATGGTCAACCTCGCCGACTACAACGTTGGTGCTGACAAGGGCGGCGCTGTGAACATGTTCGACGACTTCGACATCGACTACAACGCTCAGAAGTACCTCATCGAGACCCGTTGCTCTGGCGCGCTCGTTAAGCCTTACTCCGCTATTGCTTTCGAGATCGCTGGCTAAACCAAACTTCAAAATGGAGTGATTTTGTATGGCGAAGTTCTATGGAAACATCGGTTACGCTGAAATAGTCGAAACGGCTCCTGGCGTATGGGAATCTAAGATTACTAAACGACCGTATTACGGAGACCTTATTCGAAATGTTCGAAAGACTCAGTCTTCCGACAAGCTCAACGACGACATCAACGTTGCGAATGAGATAAGCATCGTGGCCGATCCGTTCGCCTATCAGAATTTCCATGCGATGAAGTACGTTGAGTTCATGGGGGCTAAGTGGAAGATCTACAGTGTAGAAGTCCAGTACCCTCGACTTATTCTTTCTATAGGGGGTGTATACAATGGGGACGAGGATTGAGCTTCAGGAGATGCTTGAGGATCTTCTCGGTTCTCGTAATGTATATTTTCAACCTCCTGAATCGGTTCGTATGAAATACCCGGCGATTGTATATTCTCGTTACGACATCGACTCTCGTCATGCTGGGAACAAGCCTTATATGCAGTCGCCGGCTTATCAGCTCATCGTCATCGACAAGAATCCTGACAGCGACATAGTTCTGAAGGTTTCTGGCTTGCCGATGTGTAGTTTCGACAGGCACTATACGGCCGATAACTTGAATCATGATGTGTTCACTCTATACTATTAACGGAGGTTATTCACATGGCTGCTAACGATTACAAGAAGAAGCTTGTCTGGGATAAGACCGGCGAGCGCATTTACGAGACCGGTGTCGATCACGGCGTTCTTTATCCGATCGACGGCCTCGGCAAGTACATCAATGGTGTCGCTTGGAACGGCCTTTCTGCTGTGACCGAGTCCCCCTCTGGCGCAGAGGCAAACCCGATTTACGCCGATAACGGCAAGTACCTGAACTTGTTCTCCGCCGAGGAGTTCGGCGCTACCGTCGAGGCCTACACCTACCCCGACGAGTTCGCCGCTTGCGACGGCTCCGCTACTATCGCCGACGGCGTAACCATCGGTCAGCAGGATCGTAAGACGTTCGGTCTTTCCTACCGCACCGTTCTTGGTAATGATGTTGACAACAACAACTACGGCTACAAGCTGCACTTGATTTACGGCGCTATGGCGTCCCCTTCCGAGAAGGCTTACGCTACGATTAATGACTCGCCCGAGGCTATTACCTTCTCTTGGGAGCTCACGACTACGCCTGTTAACGTTAAGGATCACAAGCCTACTGCTTCACTCACCATCGATTCTACCAAGGTCGATCCCTCGAAGCTCGCCCAGCTTGAGGAGATTCTCTACGGAAAGGATCCTACTGGCGAGGGAACTCAGGACGGAGTCGCTCCTCGTCTCCCGCTGCCCGACGAGGTCATCGAGATTCTCGCGGCTTAATCTGTTCTGCTGTTAGTTGCGTTAAAGGGGCTCTCTGCTATAGAGGGCCCCTATTTTATTTAAATTCTTTTGAAAGGAGAGCTTTACTATGCTTAAGAAGACCATTACCTATACCGACTACAACGGTGTCGAGCGCACTGAGGATTTCTACTTTAACCTGACTAAGGCCGAGCTTATGGAGATGGAGATGGGTACCGCTGGCGGTTTTGCTGAGATGATAGAGCGAATTATCGCGGCGCAGGATACTCCTACCATAATCGAGGTATTCAAGTCCATGATCCTTAAGGCTTACGGCGTGAAGAGCCCCGACGGAAAGCGTTTTGTTAAGTCCGAGGAGGTTGTAAACGCATTCGCTCAGACTGAGGCTTATTCTGAGCTATTTATGGAACTTGCTACGGATTCCAAGGCTGCTGCCGAGTTCGTTAATGGCATCATGCCTAAGGAGGCTGCTGCGCAAGCGGCGACCTCGGTTCTCAATCCGGTTTAAGTTAGACTATACCATGCGAAAGAACGAGCGTCGTATTATAATCGATTTTATGAACGGAAAGGAACAACGAAAATGAGCGATTCAATGTTTGAGACTTATGAAGATTTTGACGATCTTCACATCAAGGCGGTAAACGTTTATGGCAATGTATATGGTGAACCTAAGAATCTCTGCCGTACTTATCTCAACTCTGATGGGCCTATTCAGAGCCTAAGCGGCGAGTATACAGACGAGTTCTACGGGAAGGAAGACACCGAATACGTCGCAAATCTTTTAGAGAAGGGTCTTCTTCGTGTTCTTTGCCCTGTTACTTCCGGTCCGAACGAGATCGATCACCACGAGATATGCACGCCTATAAATTACCATGTTAACCGCAATACTGATCACAATGGTGGAGGCATCATTAACATCTTGGTTACCGTCATCGATCCGACGCCTGGAAGCACATATACGCCGATCACCTTCACGGTCCTTTAACTTAGAAAACGCAGGAGGCTGAGGGAATGCTCCGAATTACTATACCCGCTTCCGAAGGTTGGGATGAGGGAAAGCAAGAGTTTGTCTATTCGAAAGAGCAAACTTTGCAACTGGAGCATTCCCTCGTCTCTCTTTCAAAATGGGAATCAAAGTGGAATAAACCGTTTATTTCTTCCAAGGAGAAAACCTTCGAGGAGACTATAGACTATATAAAATGCATGACAATCACCCAGAACGTTAATCCAGAAGTTTACGGTCGTCTTACGGCTCAGCTCATAAAAGAGATCAACGAGTATATTGGTGCTCCGATGACCGCAACTACCTTCTCCAACGAACCAAAGGGCGGAAGGAACCGAGAGCAGATCACGTCGGAGCTTATTTACTATCGGATGATTGTCTACAACATACCGTTCGAATGTCAGAAGTGGCATTTGAACAGGTTGCTAACTCTTATTCATGTCTGCGAGATCAAGAGCCAGAAACCGAAGAAGATGAGTAAGAGTGAGATTATGAGTCGAAACGCTGCGTTGAATGCAGCTCGAAGAAAGCAACTTAATACGAAGGGATGATTGCTATGGACGTTAGTTCTATTTTCACCGAGTACATCAGTGTTCTCACGCTTGTTATTTGCATGTGCGTTGGATACGTTGTCAAGAACATTATTCCGAACGAAAAGGTCAATCGTTTCATTCCTCTTATCGCAGCTACTCTTGGCGTTGTCATTAATGTGTGGGTTGCTATGGATTTCACCCCTCAGGTTATCACTGCCGGTCTTGTTAGCGGTCTCGCTTCTACCGGTATGTATGAGCTTGTCGATCAATTTATCAAGCTTGCCGATACGACTGGCAACAAGGACTGATCTAAATGATCACGTTCAGGCAAAAGGGCGACTTCTCTAAGCTTACTCGTTACTTTGAGAGGGTCAAAGAGGCTGCACGACTTGGTTGTCTTGACAAGTACGGTCGAGCTGGAGTTGCCGCCCTTGCGTCTGCAACGCCGGTCGAAACAGGAGTTACTGCGAACTCCTGGTACTACGATATCAGCCACACTAACGGGTCAGCAACAATCTCTTTTTATAATTCGCATGTTAACAAGGGTGTTCCTATTGCGATCATCTTACAGTATGGTCATGGAACTGGTACCGGAGGATGGGTACAGGGTAGAGACTACATAAATCCCGCCATCCAACCTATTTTCGATGAGATCGCCGAAGAGGCTTGGAGGGAGGTTACCAATCTATGAGCAAAAAGGTTGATGAGCGCGTTGTCGAGATGCGATTCGACAACAAGGATTTCGAATCAAACGTTAAAGCATCCATGTCAACGCTCGATAAACTTAAGCAAAGTCTTAAGCTAAAGGACGCCGCCAAGGGTCTCGAGAACGTCGGAAACGCTGCTAAGAAAGTCGACATGGGCCCGATCGGCAAAGGTATTGAAACCGTTCAGGCAAAGTTTTCTGCAATGCAAGTTGTGGCCATGACGTGCCTTTCTAACATCACAAACGCTGCGTTTAATGCCGGAAAGCATATTGTCTCGGCCCTTACTATAGAACCAATCATGTCTGGTTTCCAGGAGTACGAGACTCAGATCGACGCAATTCAGACGATTCTGGCGAATACCAAGAATAAGGGAACCACTCTTGATCAGGTGAATTCAGCTCTTGATGAGCTTAACTATTATGCCGATAAGACCATCTACAACTTCACAGAGATGACTCGTAACATCGGTACGTTCACCGCAGCCGGCGTCGACCTCGATACTTCTGTATCGGCAATCAAGGGTATTGCAAATCTTGCAGCTCTTTCTGGTTCGAACTCACAGAAAGCATCGACTGCAATGTATCAGCTTTCTCAGGCGCTTGCTTCTGGAACAGTAAAGCTTCAGGACTGGAACTCTGTTGTTAATGCTGGCATGGGTGGTCAGGTCTTCCAGGAAGCCTTGATGGAAACCGCTCGTGTTCATGGCATCGCCATTGACGACATGATTAAAAGCGAAGGCTCTTTCCGCGAGACGCTTCAAAAGGGATGGCTGTCTTCGGAGATTCTTACCGAGACGCTTGCCAAGTTCACAGGCGATCTTACTGAAGCTCAGCTTACGTCAATGGGCTATACCGAAGAGCAAGCTAAGAAGATCCTCGAACTCGGTCAGACTGCAAACGACGCGGCGACTAAGGTTAAGACGTTTACTCAGCTTTGGGACACTCTCAAAGAGGCTGCTCAGTCCGGATGGACGCAGAGCTGGGAAATCATCATCGGCGATTTCGTAGAAGCTCAGGAGCTCCTTACCGAAATCAGTGATACGGTAAGCGAGTTTATTAACAAGCAAGCTGAAGCTCGCAATAATCTGCTTCAAGGATGGAAAGACCTTGGAGGAAGAACCGCCCTGATCGATTCTTTCCGAAACGCGTTCGAAGGCATCGGTTCGGTCGTAAAGCCGATATCGGAAGCTTTTAGGGAGATATTTCCACCGATAACCGCGAAGCAGCTCTATAACTTTACAGTCGGACTTAAGAAGCTTACCGAGCATCTTAAGATCAGCGGAGACACAGCCAATAAGCTTAAGAGAACCTTTAAGGGCGTATTCTCCATTTTCTCCATCGGCATCGATGCTATCAAGGCGCTTGGAAAGGGCGCGTTTGAACTTATCGGGCATTTTTCCGGTATGGAAGGAGGCGTCCTTGGCGTAACCGCATCTATCGGTGATTGGATTTCTGGACTTAGAGACTCTATCAAGGAAACGGATCTATTCGGAAAAACTGTCGAAAAGGTAACTAAGTTTCTCGGTAAGATAGTCGATGGCATAAAGGACTTTGGGAAGTCTGTCGCTGAAAGCTTTGCTAGCGGAGCCACCGGCGAAGGTCTCGTAGGACTGTTCGAATCACTTCTTGGGCTCGTGTCTAAGTCTGGGCAGGCTTTGGTGGAAGGCCTCGTGTCGTTTAGCACCGCTATAGGCAAAGCCATCAACGAAGGCGGCTTCTTTGAGATCCTTAACGGCACTTTGTTTGCCGGAATTCTTAAGAAGTTTAACGATTTCCTTTCTGGATTTAAAAAGGGCGGCGACGAGTCCGAAGGCATCATGGACAAGATCAAGGGAATGCTTGACGGCGTTCGTGACAGCCTTAAGATATGGCAGAGTCAGCTCAAGGCTTCGACGCTTATGACACTCGCCGCCGCTGTTGGTATTCTCGCCGGTTCGTTGCTTATGCTCTCCAAGATCGACGCAGATTCTATGGCTAAGGCTCTCGCGGGTCTTAGTGGTCTGTTCGCAGAGTTGCTCGTAGCTTTCAAAATACTGAACAAGATTGACAGTAGCATGACTGGCGTTATTCGCACGTCGGCCATGATGATCGGATTGTCGATATCTATAACGATTCTTGCTTCTGCTTTGAAGAAGCTTTCGACACTCGACATGACCGGAATTGCTAAGGGTCTTGTCGGTATTGGCGGACTTATGGCCGAGCTTTCGCTATTCGTCAACAAGACGAAGTTTAGCGGAAAGATGATAGGCACCGCGACCGGCATCATGATTCTTTCCACTGCGATGCTCGTTCTTGCTTCCGCCGTTAAGAAATTTGGAGGTATGAAGTGGGGCGAGATAGGCAAGGGCCTGGCCTCTATCGGCGCCCTTCTTACCGAAATCTCGCTCTTTACCAAGCTTACTGGTAACGCGAAGAAACTTGTGTCTACTGGCGCCGCTATGGTTCTCCTTGGCGCTTCGATGAAGATATTTGCTTCTGCCGTCAAGGACTTCGGCTCTATGGATTTTGGAACTATCTGTCGAGGGCTTCTCGCTATGGGAGGAGCGTTGGCCGAGGTCGCCGTTGCTATGCGGTTCATGCCGTCCAACATGTTTGTTGTTGGTGCCGGTCTTATAGTCGTCGGATCGGCTCTTAAGATCGTGGCAAGCGCCCTATCAGATTTCGGAGGTATGAGCTTCGATAAGATCGGTAAAGGCCTCGTCGCAATGGCTGGCGCTCTTGCCGAACTTTCAATCGCGCTCAACCTCATGAAGGGTACCGTCTCTGGTGCAGCCGCACTTATTCTTGCGGCCGGAGCGCTTTCTATTCTCACCCCCGTGTTGAAGGGGCTTGGGAGTATGAGCTGGGGGTCAATAGCAAAGGGTCTTATTGCTATGGCTGGCGCGTTTACTGTTATTGGTGTTGCGGCGACGCTTCTCACCCCTGCGATTCCGGCGATTCTCGGTATTTCTGCCGCATTCTTGATGCTTGGGACCGGAGTTGCTGCTATTGGTTATGGCGTTGCCCTGTTGAGGGTCGGAGATGCTATCGGAGCAATCGCTGGAATGATCCCTGGCTTTTCTACGTCTATGGCAAGCTTTGTTGCAGGTCTTAAGATTTTGCTTCTCGGCATCATCGATCTTATTCCGTCGATGGCTGAAAAGATAGCAGAAGGTGTTGTTCGATTCGCTAAAGCTATTGGTGAGGCGGCGCCTCAATTAGCCGATGCGTTCCTTAAGCTTATTTCTGGTGTTCTGGATTCGCTTAAGGAATACGCGCCAAAGATCATTAACACTTTGCTCGATCTTATTATCGAGATCATTAATGGTCTTGCTGATCATATTCCGTCGCTCGTTCAGGCTGCCATGAACTTTATAGGCAAACTGTTTGAAGGAATCGCATCCGCTCTTAGTAACATCGACACGGAAAGCCTTCTCAAGGGGACGATTGCCGTTGGAATCATGACCGCGATGATGTATGCGCTTTCTGGCGTTGTCGCGCTTGTTCCTTCCGCCATGGCTGGTATGCTCGGCGTTGGGGCTGTTATTGCCGAGATGGCACTCGTCCTCGCGGCCGTTGGTGCTCTTAAGCAAATTCCTGGCCTCGATTGGCTTATCGGAGAGGGCGGAGAGCTTCTCCAGACTATCGGCACGGCAATCGGCAAGTTCGTAGGAGGCGTAGTCGGAGGCGTTGGTCAGGGTCTTTCTGGATCGCTTCCTCAGATCGCCTCAGATTTGTCTACGTTCATGAAGAATCTTCAGCCGTTCGTCGATGGCGCAAAGAATCTCGATCCGTCCATGCTAGACGGTGTAAATGCTCTTGCTAAGACGATTCTTATCCTTACGGCAGCTGAAATCGTCGACGGAATTGCTTCGTTCCTTGGCGGAGGATCGTCCCTTACTAGTTTTGCCGAGCAACTTGTTCCGTTCGGTAAGGCTATATCTAAGTTCTCTGATACCGTTAAGGACGTCGACGCCGAAAATGTTCAGGCCGCAGCAAATGCCGGCAAGATGCTTGCTGAGATGTCTGCTACTCTTCCTAAAAGCGGCGGGTTGGTAAGCTTCTTCTCCGGAGACAGTGATATTTCTGAATTTACCGAGCAGCTCGTTCCGTTCGGTAAGGCTATGTCCAAATTCTCAAATGTCGTAAAGGATGTTGATCCGGCGGCCGTCGAGGCTGCTGCTAATGCCGGAAAGATGCTAGCCGAGCTCGCACAATCTCTTCCCAACAGTGGCGGAGTGGTCGGCTTCTTTACTGGGGAAAACGATCTTTCGTCGTTTGGTGAACAGCTTGTTCCGTTCGGCAAGGCGATGGCAGAGTTCTCGAATGTCGTAAAGAATGTTGATCCGGCGGCCGTCGAGGCTGCTGCTAATGCCGGAAAGATGATGTCCGAGCTTGCCAAAACTATTCCTAATAGTGGCGGCGTGCTTGGTTTCTTCGCTGGAGAGAACGATCTTTCGTCGTTTGCCGAGCAGCTTGTTCCGTTCGGCAAGGCGATGGCAGAGTTCTCCAATGTCGTGCAGGGCGTCGACCCATCGGCCGTTGAAGCTGCTGCTAACGCCGGAAAAATGATGGCCGAGCTGGCTACTTCGCTTCCTAATTCTGGCGGTGTTATTTCGTTCTTCACTGGGGAAAACGATCTTTCGTCGTTTGGTGAACAGCTTGTTCCGTTCGGAAAGGCGATGGCAGCGTTCTCCAACTCTGTAGTTGGTCTAAACGTTGACGCTGTTGAGGCCGCCGCTAATGCCGGTAAAATAATGGTTGCACTGTCCACTACAATTCCTAATAGTGGTGGAGTCCTTTCGTTCTTTACTGGCGAGCACGATATGGCTGCGTTTGGAGCCCAGCTTGTTCCATTCGGCGCTTCAATGAAGGCGTTCTCTAACTCTGTAGTTGGTTTAAATGTGGAAGCTGTCGAGGCCGCTGCAAATGCCGGTAAAATAATGGCGGAGCTGTCAACTACAATTCCTAATAGTGGAGGAGTTATCAGCTTCTTCATGGGCGATAAAGACATGGCCACTTTCGGCACTCAGCTTGTCTCGTTTGGTCAAGGAATGAAGAGATATTCCGAGGC